ATCTTAAAACCATTACCCGGTACTATCTAAAAGGGTGGAGGTAAATGCCACCTATACGATGCAGTTCAACAGTTTAAAGTGATATTGAAGCACTTTATGTATTTACCCATCGACTATTGCTATGGCATATCTCTTGGTGGCTTGGGATGCCAACCAGGAGGGATTACTTGTGGTGGAGGGATGAAATCCTTGTGTGGATGTGAAGGTTTGTGAGGGTGTAAAGGTCTTGGCGGAACGTGCAAGCTGGGATCTGGTGTTGGTAACCGGATGTCAGGATGCACTTCAACGACAGTCCACTCTTTGGACCCATCTTCATCCACAATGTACCCTTCTTGGCGTTCCAAGTGAGGTGTCATAGGGGGTATCAATAGCCGATGCGTCGCGCGTTTCCCCTTGATGCATATCTAACAAAATTGGTTGCTAATTGCCCACCTACGTGAGCAGCACCGGCAACTAACGACTGTGCAATGTAAGGAGAAGAACGGGCCCACATCGTTTTCATACGTGTGGTGGCTTCATTTATCAAATGTGTCATAAACCCGGGGTCATCATTGTCTATGTACGACAGTGGCATAACGGACGACAAATTGGACACAGTATCCATCAACGGTGTATTTGATGGGTATGATGTTCCGGTTGAGATGAGTGTGGCGGTGGGTTGTGGCATCATTTCGGTCCTATAAACAACTTCAACGGTGATGCTTGTTGTGGCAGCATTGGAACCGGAGATAATGAACACGAATGAACCCCAACCATCGCTAGTCTCAATTTGATTGGGTGATGAAGCAGGATATTCAATACTACGATATCTTAAAGAACCGGGATCAATTCTTTTGGCGGGATAAATGACTGGTTCCGTGTTTAATTCCATGACAGGATAAATATCGCTCCAAGGTAAGGAGACGATTTGGTCAGGTGTGGTTGGCCAATCAACTGGTAAAATGGAATTTTTGTAATAGTTAGGAACGTACGCTGCGTAAATAGTACCAGCGGTGTTTGTAAGCGCACTGGTTGCGACGATTCTAACACCCCAAGCAACCTGTCTAGCTAGGTCAAATGAGGTATTAACAGCGGAATAGTTAGTAATGGTGGTGGCAGAACCACCTGCCCAATTGGTGACTCCTGAGGCAGAAACGTTAGCAGGAGCTGCAACAAAGACAGATTGTTTGAAAGCTGGAGTTACGGCGAAAGCCAAAGCACCATTAGCATTAGTAGTCAAATTGATTCGGGTGGTAGCATTGTAGGGAACCGATGGGAACATGGAGTCGTCAGGGATACGAGCTCCAGCGGCGTCGGTGTGAAATGGATTAACGGTGGATAGAACGTAAGGATCCATTTGCATAGGTTGAGTGTTTCTCCGCACTCTACGGATATTTCCTGTTTTCTTGTTAACTGATAATAATGTATACAGCCC